TGTACTTCATCTGTATTGCTGACCCGTACTTCTCCGTCCACTTTCTTGCTAGCTTCGGGTTTGTCGCCCACAGGTACCTCCTTTGTTTCTCCGATTTGAATGGCATTGTCTTCTTTTTTAATTTCTACTTTTACTGGTTCCTCAACTTTTACATTAGGATCTTTTCTTAAATCAACTTTTACAGGTTGATCTTTAGCAGTAAACTTTTTAGGCTTTGATTTAATTTTCATATCACCGCCTTCTGATTTGACTTCTTGAGTCACCTCAGGCTTTTTTGTTTCTTTTTCTGACATAATAAAATATTATAAAATTAGTTAATTGGTATTATATACCTTCGTTTTCAAAATTTATAGGCATTAAATCATTATTTCTTTGATCTATCATAGCGCTTTGCTGTGAGCCTTCCATTTTAGTTCTTTTATCTTTACGATCTTCAATTGCTGATTCTTTAGCCTGCATTGCATCAACTTCCATTTTCTTCAACTCCATATCAAACATGTGTTGTTGTTGCATTTTTTGCTGATCAAGTTGTGCTTGTAATTGCATTTTCTTAATAGCTAAATTACTTTTAGCTTCTTCGTATTGTACGTTAGAAGCTGTTAAAGCTTGTTGTTTTTGCATCTCTGATTGAGCAATAGCTTGTGCAGAAGCAGCTTTAGCTTGTTCTTGAGACGCTGCCATTGCTTGTTGTTGCTGATCCATACGTTTTTGTTTTTCTTTACGTTTTTGTTTCAGCACATCATTAGCAAGTTTAAGATTTTTTATTCTTCTAATGTCAATAGCATCTTCTAAATCTATACCACCTTGCTGTATAGCCATTTGTATGTTTTGCTCTAATCTTTGTTTTTCCTCTTCTTCTGGTTCTAATTCTAAATAAATACCAAAATCATGCAAAGGTAAATTTTGTATTTCAGCCAAAGTAGCTGTGTTATAAGTAGATATAGAACTTTTTAAAGCATTTAAAGTTAAAGGATTTTTTAAAGAGTCTGCAATTTTTAATGATATATTTTCACAACTTCTTAATGTAAGCCATAAACTAGCTTGCATAATATGTCTAGTAGCTGTATTAGATGCATTAACTGCCATCTTTTGTAATCCTACTAATGTATCTTTTTCTGGCATACTACCATCTCTAGCTTCATTTAATCCTGTACAGTCTCTAATTAATTGTAAGTAATATTGATATGTTTGAATTAAACTAGCAATTTTACCTTGTCCACTAGATGTTTGTAATTCTTGAATAGGTACTTTACCTGGATTCATATCACCTTCTTGTGTCATTGATCTACCTACAATACTACCAGTTTGAAAATACATGTTTAATGCTTCAGCTGGATTATAATTAGTACCATTACCTAAATCAACTTCAGCAAGACCGTCCATATCTAAAAATACACCATCTGGAACTGTACGAGCAATAACCTGTTGTAGCTTTAAATGTGTTATTTGAATCATATCAGCAAAACCTGTAATTTTACTAACTATAGATTCTATTTTACCTTTATACATACGAGGAGCACACATAGCGTAACTCATTTCAACTTTAGTTGTATCACCAAAAGGTCTAGTCATGTTTTCAGATAAATCCCACTTTATTAGTTCATTATTACCTAATACTTTTACACCTTCATATAATACTTCTATTTTTCTGGAAACTCTTTGAAAATTATCATTAGCGGGTGGATTAAATGTATCTGTTTTTTCTAATGCTTTTTCTAATCCAGTATCAGTTTGTTTTATTTTAAAAACTTGTTCGTTATAAGTTTTATATTCAAAAAATAAAACAGCAACCGTGTTAGGATCATAAGAATTATAACCATACATGCTAACTCTATCTTTATTATAACCTTTAGTTTGCTCTATTCTTTTCAACTGCTCTTGAGTTAAATTAGGAAACTGTTTAGCTATTTCAGGTATTGTTAAATATTTTACTTCACCTACGTAATATATATCTTCAAAATGAGGATCTTCTGTATAAGAATATATTAAGTTAGCTGGATCTACATATTTTAAATTAACACCATTAGAGTGATTCCAAGAAGTTTTACAAGCACCAATACCTAAAGTAACAAGATCGTAGTTAAATCTTTTCTTTATATTATCAAATCTATTACGTTCAAGAGTATTGTTTATAACTTCTTCTTCAGCTATTTCTACACTTTGCTTATAACTTAATTGCATGTGAATATCTAACTCTTTTTCACTTTCAGGCAATGTGTTTTGATCTGTATTAAATTTATTAACACCTAGTTTTCCTTCAAGATTTTGTAAAAAAGGTTTAGCCATCATATCAGTTAAAATAGCATCAGCATAAGCTGTTCGCTTTTTTAATGATACTGGATCTTGTGCAAAAGCTTTTATTTCATAAAGCTTATTATTCATACCATTAGAAACAATATCAACAAATTTTGAAACAACAGGTACAGGTTTCCAGTCTAAATTTAAATAAGATAAATCACCGTTTATAGCTAATTCATCTTTATACTTTTGAACAGACTGCTCACCTCTTGCATATAATCTTAATGTATGAAATCTATTATAAGATGTAGCAAATCTAGTACCATTACCACCTTGCATCCACCATTCACCTTCTATAGCTTGTGCAACTTGTCTTCCGTATTCTTCTGAAGATTTTTCAGCATCAGAGACTGTTTGGCTAGGAAAAGCACTGTTTGGATTTGCGTATATATTCATTTACTTAATTATTTTTGATAACGAACCTCGATTATCATATTTTTTAATTCCTAAATCTACTGGTTCACGTTTTCTTCTACTAACAGGCGCATATCTATTTTTATTACACGCCATTAGAGCTAAACCAGAACTAATAGAGGCATCATGTGTTGTTCTATTGTTTATATCAAAAGCTGCCCAGTCTTCTAGTGTTCGTTGAAAGTAAGTACTACCATAACTATCACCATTAAATCCTACAGCTGTTTCAATATAAGATTCTATAGCTGCGGCATGAGCTTGTTTAATATCTTCACTTGAATTAGGTATACCACCTATTTCTTTTTCTGTTACTGATAATTTATTCCAAATTTTATCAGGTCTATTCATTGCAAAACCTCTATAACCTCTTCTTTTAAAATGATATAAAAGTCTAGGTTTATTGTTTTCTACAAGTATTGGCATACCATAAAATACGCACGCCATTAATACATCTTCAAAAAATACTTCAGCAGTCTGTGGTCTTGCTATATATTCTAAAAAGAAATGATCAGCTGGTGCATTTTCCATACTAAACTTAGTTAGTCCATGCAACGATCCATTAGAACCTCTTTTATCTACAGTTCCTGATATATCATAAGGATCACAACCAAACGCGCCTATATGATCATTACCAGGATATTTTATACCGTTTTTTTCTATATATCTATTTTGTAAGTTTTTATCTGGAATCCAAGTTATAAAAAATCTTCCTTGATTATTAGGCGCAAATATAACTCTGCTATCTTTTATACCATTTTCCCATAAAAAATTACCTTGAGTAACTAGTTTTTTATTATCTTCATCTTCATTAAAATCTATCTGTTGATATATTTTTGTTAAGTTAAATAATGAAGACTTTGATTCATCTCTAAACGCGTGTTTTGTAGTTCTAGGAAATTGTCTATAAAACTCGTTTAAAGCATCTTGATTATCTTTTAATCCGTCAACTTCGTTTTCCCAGTACTCAATAACGCCAAGGTCGATAAACTCGCCTTGTGGTCCAAGTACTTCTTTGTCGGGAGTGTCGAAGACAGGTATGCCATAAGAATCAATGTAGCCTTCGTAGTTCCATTCCATAGGTATGAACAAAGAATATAATCCCGAACTAGTCTGTCCGTTGCGGTTTCTTTTGGTAACATCTGATTCATCATATAATTTTTTAAAGTTTCTACCACCTTTATCTAAAGCGTTAGATGTTGAACCCATCATACACTTACCAATAATTTTACTACCTAATCTTAGTGTCGTCTTGGTGACACGCCAGTTGTTGAGGATGTTGTTCGGCTTCTCCCACTTGCCGGACTCGTCATGAACGAGGAGTTTGAGCTTCTCCCCATCGTAGGAGTTGTCACCGGTATTCTTCCAGTCGATGGTGGTGTCAAGTCCCTGTAGTTCGTCCTGTAAGGTTTCATCGGTGGTGGTGGCGGTGATGGAACGTCTGGTAAACTTGGAGGCTGGGACACGGTAGGCAAGCTCGGTCTTTGGACGGTCCATTCCGTCCTGGGTCGGCTTGAAAAAGAAGGGGTAATTAAC